GTAGACGGCTGTGCTAAAAAAACCGCATCCGTTTTATCCTTTTTGAGTATATTGCATCTGCGACAGGCAGCCACAAGATTATCCAACGTATCCTCACCGCCCTTTGACTTGGGGTATACATGATCAACCTCATTAGCCACATCACCGCAATAAGCGCAAGTGTAAGCATCACGCTGTAACACTTTGAGCCTAATTTTTTTCCAACCAGCAGTAGCACGATACGGCTTACTCATCATCAAACTCATGCGTACACCACACACATACTTTGTCATTAGTTAGCTGTTCTGTCCAACTTATTTCAGCTTCATCTGTTGGTGTTAAGCACTTACTACATACTATGTCCATTAGTGCCAGCCCTTTCTTTCCCAATGGCTTAACGCTTTACACGTATCGCCGTTATATCGGTGTTTTATGTAATCTAAATGAGCATCTATCTGTCTAAATGGGTTAAGCGTTCCATACCATTTAGAGCGCATCTGGCCTAATCCATAATGCGATCCGTTCTTAGCTTTGTAATTCCATCTACTCTCATGGTGTATTAGCCAGTTATAGCATTGCATTTGTTCCCACATTAGCTTGTTATACGCATATAACTTAATATTCATAATGTTTAGTGGCTTTTGGGAATATGCTTTTGGAGAACCGGCAACGCTTACTGCCGTTACAAACAGTAAAACGGCAATAGCTCGCCCCAATGCTAGACGGCGAAGTGCGCTGCCTCTCAGGCGCGCAAGCCGGCTGAGCATAGCATGCTTGTCAAGTGTTTTAACAAAAGGCCAGGTCAGAACGGCGTGTCGCTTTCTAATTGTCGACAATTTGTGAGGTTTCATTTTTTATCCTTACCCCATCCTGTGCCCTTGAAGTGTATGGCTGGTGCTGTAAATTGCTTGGCCATAGGCTGTTGGCATGGCTGACACCAGATTGTGTGTTCGCTGTATATGTCAAAGGATTGCTCAATTGTTATTCCGCATCCTTCGCACTTGAACGTGTAGATTGGCATGCTTCGCACCTTTCTCTCATCCCATAGATCCATAAGCCACATCCGTAGCATCTATGGAGTAAATACGGCTCAGTAGCCACTAGCTTTAAGTAAGTAGACAAGGTCGGACAAAGTGAGAACAGCAACGAATTGCTCAACGGATTTCTCACCTTGCCCATTAAGACGTAGAACGCCTACGCCTAGCCCTGTGGCTTTACGTTCATTGAGTTGCCGCATTAGACCAGCTAGGTCTAGTCCCGTACGCGCCTTAATCTCAATGTCCAGCCCTTTAATACCGGTGATGTCGGAACCCTCGCGACCAGCACCTACCGGTAAAGCATGTTCCCAACCTTCCCGCTGTAAGTATTCTGCCACTATGCGCTGTGTGGCATAGCCTCTGTGTTTTCTACTCTGATTGCTCATCTAATTGCTCGCATTGTAGGCAGTAATCCTCAGCTAATAAGGCCATTTGCTTACAGCCTATGCAAAAGTCGCTTCTCATCCTGCTATCTCGCCTTCATCCTCTGGCCTAAATGACCAGCGACCACTCGGATCTAATACCATCCAAATAGTCTTGCATTGTTCAGCTTTACGCTTGTACGGAAGTGGGCATGACCAGCCTTTGTAAGCACCTTTAGCACCTGTACCTTCACGCACTATGCGCTGACCATGCTTACACATAGGCACAGGTTGTGCGCCTAGCTCGGTTGTTAGCAGCTCTACTGCGTTATCAAGAGCTGGCATTACATCTGCCGGTGGCTCTAGCGTGGTATCCCAAACGATTTCATCGGCTCTGTTCTGAGCCTCTAGAAACTCTTTGTGTTCCTGAGTGCGTACGCGTACGGGTTGCTTAGATTCTGTTTTAGCGTCTGCAACCTTAGCCATTTCCAGGCTGCTTGCTCGCTTTCCTTTAGGAGATAATCCGAGATTTGCCAAGCATCGCCCAATTGCAGATGTTTCGCAGTTTTCAAACCAGAAATCGCGATCAACACCGCGATCCTTGCGACTACCACGTGCGTAACCAACAGCGGAAGGCTTAGCATCCACATAAGTCCGAAAGCATGTCGCTCTAAATACCACCACGCCTTTTTCCTCGTCATTACTGATTAACTCCGTTTCAATAGCACCATCGGGATATTTGCTGTAAAAGTTATGGATGCGAGTGTCTACATCCTCATAGTTTTCTAAATTAAACATCTAGCTGTTGTTTCCCTTCTCTGAAGTCCAGCTGCTCTTTGAAAGTCCATACTGAGCCATCTGCCCATAATTGGACTTCCTTAGCGCAAGTAAAACAGTAATGCCTGTCAATGACTTTGCCGTGGACAAATGACGTAATAGACCAAACCGCTTGCGCTTGCCCTTTAACATTATTAACCCCATATCTGGCCTTACAATAACAGCACCATTGGCCTCTCTTACTCGGCGTAATCTTTGCCATAATCAGCCCAGTCCGTTCCGATCGCCATTTCACCGGCAAGTGCGGCGTAGCTGACCAGATCAACAAAACTATCCCGCTTTGGAGTTTCAACGAGCCTTGAGATTTTGACCAACGCCATGCAGATACACACGTCCAGCGGGTCAATTTCCCGCCCGAAATAGCTAGACCATAGCTCAGAGATTCGCTTGATATTGATTGCCGGGTGGCCGTACTCAAGTCCTCTGTCACCGATTGTGTCAGCTGCTTCATCTAGTATTACCCTTGCTGAAAACGCCTTTTGCCCTGTTCCATCCATGCGCGTAGCCCTTTCGATAATAGTTTTCCTTAATCTTTTGGATATAACTGTAAAGCCCTGAAACTAACAGGAGTAGGCCAAAACAGATATAGACAATCTGTTCAGCTGTTAGGTTGTGTTTCATGTTGCCCCTTTCGTTATTCCAAAAGGTACGGCATTGACACTTCTCTATCCAATCAGATATGGGTGTGTCGTATAACGTTTTGATAACGGCCTAGCCGTAACGCTTACCCTCCACGATAAATGATCCATCGCGCTCTATGGCTATGGCTACCGGCTGCACACGCTTTTTGTCAATATAGATGATTCCAAAACCCTGCTGCCAGTTGAACGTTCCGCGCGTGTAATGGGCTTTAGAGACGTCCATTAAATGCCCTACCTCAAATCCTGTCAGGGTGCCTGTGATAGAGCCTCCAGAGGCCGTTGTATGGCTGCTAATGCCCATCCTGTGGGTGTGTCCACAAACAATGTTCTTTCCGTGCCTTTTGGCTGCTTCAAGGGCTGTAAGGCCGCCCTGAGGCTTTGTAGCCTGCTCATCACCATGCACCATCACCCAGTTCTCGTGGAATTGGTAAGGCTTGCGGTGGAAGGTAATACCTAAAGCATCGAAGGCCATAAAGTTTTCATACTCAAGCTCTGGCAATCCAATCAAGCCAGGAAGTCTTTTGCTTAGTGAGTTGTAGAGTCTGTCTGTGTGGTTTGATCTGACAATGTGGGTAACGCCAAGTTCGAATAATACCTGCTGAGCCGTGTCACGATCTCGACCAATGGTTCCAGACCACTCATCCCGACCGGATGACCAGCGGCTAATTGTTTGAAAGTCGATTTCATCGCCCACGCATAGAACGTCATCAGGCTTGTATTTGCGGATGAATTGGGAGATGTTTCTAACGGCTTTTGTGTCATGAAAGGGAACTTGTAAGTCAGATATAACGACTAATCGCTTAATCCTCGTCATCCTCATCCTCGTAAGGCGAGTGATCGGGATTGGTGACCGACCAATCGGGCAGAGCTGGCCTATGGAAAGTGCTGGTTATGTAATCCATACTTTGCTCATGTGTGAAGCCTTGACGTAAAAGGGCTAGATATGCTTCATGCACTTCGATAGCCCACACGTCAAGTGGAGTTAATGGCTCGCGCTTATCTCGTTTAGCCTTAGCCGCTTTAGCGCGGCGTAGGTTAGCGAGATCTCTTTTTGATAGTTTTCTTGCGCTCATTGGTTATATACTCCAGGAACATAGACTCAAGCTTTTCAATGCGTTGAACAATGTCTGATGCTTGTAGCATCGCTGGCACTTCATGGCGAATAATGTACCGCACACCACCGATTAAAATGGCTGTAATGGAAAGACACGCCAGAACAAAGGCTGCCCAATCTGTTGGGTTCATCGCCGCCCGAACGCTGTGTCGTTAGGATTTAGCCAGCGGATTATTACAGGCGCAACGGCAGCAACACCGCTCGCTAGAATTGCTTTGTGATCCCAACCCAGCGCTAGGTAGGTCGCTAGGCACGCTGCTAGAAAGCTTCTTGCCCAGGATGCGGCGGCTCTTTTTAGGTTTTCCATTGATTGGCTCTCCTGTGAGTAGAGGTATCCGGAACATACTCCGGTCGTTATCGCCCAGTTTTGTAAAGCTAATGTGAATGTGTGTCTTATGGGGGTTAATACCGGTGTATTTACGCCACTTATAGTTACGTTTCCAGCTTGCTATCTTGCCGTTAAAGATTATGTAAGAAACTCGTTTATCAGATCTGGCAAGTAATCGTAACTGATCAGCAAGGTCGTACGCCTCGGATTTGTGGGATCTAAGATCAGCATCGATATCGAGGGCACGTACAATGCCTTCAGCAGAAGGATTGTGATCGGACTTACGAGCTGCATGCTTCGCATCACCGAGCCACCCATCCGAAGC